ATGCTCATTTCACACGTGCAATGGGCCAACTAGTTCGCAAGTCTAATCTTGGATTTGGTGAACGTTCCTGGCGTTATGCTGCTGTGGTTGATAATGGTATCATTGAGAAACTGTTTGAAGAACCTGGCATGTGTGATAATGCTGCTGACGATCCCTATGGAGAAACCACTCCTGAAGCAGTCCTGGAATATGTGAAGACTGCAACACGGGAACCTGTTACTGCTTGACAGCTCACTTAAAACTTGATATGATTTACAAGGAGGCCTAACCGCCTCCTTTTTGCTAAATATGCAAAGTGCCGTAGGGAGTGCGATTTCCATAACGGATGTCGAATTCAATTTGTCTTAATGCTTAAAAAATTACTTGCTCCATTCTTGATAACGATTCCTGTCGCCGCTTGTGCATATCCGGCAATCAATGAAATAAAAAATCCTCCTCCCCTTACTGTAGAACCAGTAGTAGGATTGGTTGATCTTAAAAAAGTTGTTGAACTTGAAGTTGAAGAAAAGACTTGGAAGTGTCCTACATGCAATAAGAATGAGCAATATGTTTTAGAAAAACTTCAAGAAAAAACTAAGATTTCAGATCGCAATGCTCTTGCAACGATTCTTGGCAATATTAAATCTGAAAGCAACTTCCATCCCAACATCTGCGAGGGAGGTGCTAGAGTTCCTTACGATCGTTGCCATCGCGGTGGTTACGGACTCATTCAGTGGACCTCTACGAACCGTTATCTGGGGTTAGGTAAATTCTCTAAGAAGTATGGTTATGATCCTTCTAGTCTTGAGGGACAAACTGCATACATGATTAACGAATATACTTTCCAGAAATACCTTCCTGAATTTGAAGGAAATGGACAAACAGTTGATCAGTACATGGTCGCTGCTTACTACTGGTTGGGTTGGGGTATCAAAGGTGCTCGCCAAACCTATGCTTATAATTATACCAAAAAACTCATCTGGACATGATTAAAAAAGTAATCAAAACAATCAAAAAGGTGTTCATTCCAAGGAGTGAATTTGAGGAAGAAACAGTTACTCAAAAAGCAGATACTACTACTCAAGTTCAATCTGCTCATTTTGGCGTTCCTGCTCCAGTAGTGTCTCCTGATGATCCTTGGTTTGGTTCTGCTCCAAAGACTGAAAAGGCAATGGAGTATGTTATGAAAAAGAATGAAGAACTTTATCGTAAACTTGCAGAACCTAAGTCAAAAGAACCTGAAAATATTCATCAAATGATGTATGAAAAGGCATCTAAATATTGGGGAACCTGGAAAGAAGAACTTCCTGGTGGTTCAGAAAATTTTCAAGAAAATTCAAATAATTGGAATTCTGGGACAGGACTGAGGCAGTTTAAATGAATGAAGATTGGCGCTACTCTGATGATAGAATGAAAGTACGAGAAGAAGCACTTAAAATTCTTCTTGCTAAATTTGGACATCAAATGGAAGGAGTAGTTCCTAAATATTCAAATCAATCCATTTATGAGTGTGCTCATGATTGGATTTCACAAGGCAATGCCAGTACATTTGGTATTGTAAAATATTACGAGGCATACTATGCAAAAAGTAATTAACGCAATCGCTTTACTTTCAGGTTTAACTTCTTTGACTTTAATTGGCGGTAGTACTTATGTGCTCTTGAATAAGGATGCTCTGATTGAATCTGCTAAGGAGCAGGCTGTCAAAGCAGCAACAGATGCAGTTGCTGGAGCACTTCCTGGTATGATTCAGGGTGCCATGCCAAAAATGCCATCAGCAACTGGTGGTGATATTCCTTCGGTTCCTGGACTATGAAAAAACTTGCTTTGTCTATGTTAGCAGCAGCATCTTTTGTAATGCCTGCTTTTGCTGAACCAAAACTTAAAAAAGGATTCTATAGTATGGATGCTATGGGTTGCATGATTACAAGAGAATGCACCAAAAATGTCCGACGAATCAAGAGTATCGACGATATTCGTAAAGAGTTTCCTAATTCTAATTTTGATCTTGTTGCTGACGAGTTTAACTCGATGCTGGTATCCCTTGATAAGATCGGAGTTATGGTTTTTCTAGGAGCAGAAAAGTATTTTCCTGTTGGGCATCGTGGTGTTTATCACACGGTATCAAATAACTTCTATCTGAATGATGCTTTTATGCATCGTCCTCATGTCCTTATGACTGTCATGCGTCATGAAGGATGGCACGCCGCACAAGATTGTATGGCAGGTTCTATTAAGAATTCTATGATTGCAATCATCAAACCAGAAGAAGATGTGCCTAAGATCTGGCGTGATATCGTAGAGAAAACTTATCCTAAGTCTGCCGTGCCTTGGGAAGCAGAAGCAAAGTGGGCAGGAAAGACTGAAGGTATGACCTCTGCTGCTCTCAAGTCTTGTGCTGCAGGAACCATGTGGACTGATTACAAACCAACTCCACTAACTGAAAAGTGGCTGCGTGAAGAGGGGTTTATTAACTAAATAGCAGTGCGCTACTCCTCTTTACATGTCTGAAGAAGTAAAAGAAACTCCTGAAGTAAAAGAAGAAAAGAAAAAAGGTTTTCTTGGTAAGATAAAGGATGCTGCTACTGACCATGAAAGTCAGTTAGAAGCAATTAGCACCATGGTTCGTCTTGGCATTCTTGTCTGGAGTGGTGGCATTTTGACTCTTGCCTATATCAAATTACCTGCTGCATTTGGTATTCCAGAGCAGAAACTTGATCCTACTTTCATTGCATCGGTCTTTACTGGTGTTTTAGCAACATTCGGTGTTCAGACTGCAAAGAAGTCTGGCGACGGAACAATGAAGATGGGTAATGCTGGTGGTGTATCCAAGGCAGATTTAGAGAAACTGATTGCTGCCGCTGCTGCAACTGCTCCTGCTCAAACAATTCGTATTGAACAAGCACCTCTTCAAATCACAACTGCTGCTCCTAAAAAGGATGGAGAACCACCTGTAATGCCAACGGTTTGATGTCAGGATCTGAAAACAAATTTTAGTTACAAAAATCCCAAAATGAACTAGATAGAGTAGTTGCAAATACCTAATGCGATTTTTCTTTGCACTTCTCTCTACACTGTTTTTTGCCTTTCCTGCATGGGCAGTAGATGTTCAAATGGGTAACAATGGACAACTTGTTTTCGAACCTTCGGATGTTAGTATCAGTGCTGGTGATAGCATTCATTTTATCAACAATGTGCTACCTCCTCATAATGTTGTTGTCGATGGTCATCCCGAACTCTCTCACACAGGACTCGCTTTTGCCCCTGGAGAGTCCTTTGATATTTCTTTTGATACTGCTGGCGACTATACCTTTTGGTGTGATCCTCACAAAGGAGCTGGAATGATTGGACACGTTCATGTCTCATAACTATGAACCTATGCCTGCCTGGATCGCCTGGGCAGGTGTAGGTTTAATGATGTTTACAGTTATTATTTTTGTTATATTCACTCTTAGTTTAATGTATTTTGGATAATGAATCACGCAGATCACTCAACCTACGAACACTTATTTCATATGTTTCTTTGTTGCATTGCTGGTTTAGGAATCGGCACCCTGGCAGTTTGGGGATACAATCAAATCAAATCAAATAAAAATCACAATCCATAATGGAACATCTGTTAGGAAAAGCACTTATTATAGTGGCAATACCCTTTGTAATCGCTACACTTTATTTCGGTTCTAAGAAGGGACACTACTATGAATCCGAACACTATAAGGGAAATGGCACCGCCCATTAGACAGCGGTTTCATTTTGCATCATCAGCATTTTCTAGAATATATGGAGTCAATCATGTTTCATCTAGTATGATTGACTTTTGTTATGAATGGGCACTGAAAGATGAAATAGCACCACTCGATTGTTTAAATCACACAGATAGATATTTTCGAGAACTATGGAATCGCAATTCTTAATTTTAGGATTCTTCATAGCATTTGGATTTTTCTTGTTCTTTATGTCTATAATCTAATGGGACACTTCGCAGCAGCAGTATTAAATAACAAAGTTGCTTTAGCTTTCATTTGCTACATACTTGTCTTTGTTCCTATCTTAGGAATCTGGGCAGTCCACAAATACAACTGGCAACACTGGGCACCGTTCGATGGAACTCATACTAAAACCACATCAGAATCTGAATGATCCAACTTGGAGTGTTATTATTCTTCTTTGTTGTGGATTAGCATTTACTTTATATTGTGTTATATATATTTTACTCCTATCATTTAAGGAACTAAAAGAAGATGGCCAAGTCCGCGAACAAGGGCAAGAAGGG